GATGCGGCAGGACTCGGGTGAGTCCGAGACCGCGGACGCCTCCAGCTTTGATTTCGCGGGTGAGGAGCCCCTTGGGACGGACCCCACGGGCACGCTGACCCTAGTCAACTACCTCAGGCGCTACATGGGTGACACCACCTATGGCTCCGAGCTTCAGGAACGGAAATGAGAATCCAGATCAAGAAGGGTGTCCGCATCCGGGCGATGAAGCCCACGGTAGTCCTCGCGATCCAGGTTGCCGCGGGTGTCTACGAGGTCCACGATCAGCACACGATGACCGTGACCTCCATTTGCGAGGGCCAGCACAAGCGAGGCTCCGCTCACTACACCGGGCGTGCCTTCGACCTGAGGATATGGGGGATGACCCCCGGGACGGTCGAGTCCGTGGTCAAGTTACTCTCCAGCGATCTCGGACCAGAGTTCGACGTCTGTAATGAGCCCGACCACATTCACGTTGAATACGACCCGAAGAGTGCATGATGGTAGGAACCTTTTTCTTCACGGCATGGTTCGTTCTCTCAGCGTCGGGCACGATGTTCGGAGTCACCTTCTCCGAGTTCCCGACCAAGGAGGCCTGCGAGATCATCCGGGCCGACGTGCTGAAGGACCCCGAAATTTTCAGGGCGTCCCCGTGTGTGCCTGATTATGAATGAGCACCAGGCACAGCAGATACACGCGGCACGGAAACACTCAAGCCAACGAGAGGCCGTAGTACGAGCGGCCATCGGGGAGCCGGGTGGGTTGAAACACTTACTCCAATGCTTCACGATCACTCCCCCCCTCGGGGAGGATTCTGAGAAGTTCCGTACGAACATGGACGCGATGGATTGGGAAATGCCTTGTGACGGATGCGGTACGAAGTCAAAGACCTCGCTCCATGACGGGAGGCTGCTGTGTCCCACCTGTACCGAATCTGCCCCGGGTGCGAGTGGCCGGTAATACACGAGTTTGTCGATTGTCCTTATTGTAGTTATTTTGCGAGAAAACGTGACGAAGCCGCGGACAAAACATCGAGTGGTGATCGAGCACGACGAGGAACTTGGACTCGCCAGTATCGCGGACGAGTGTGGTTGCGACGTCTGTGTGCTGCTGCAAGAGAAGCTAAAAGAGTTCTTAGAGGATGAGAACGAGCATGAAAGACTCGCGGCGTTGTAATTGTGGGCACTACCGGAAGGACCATGACACCGAGGACATTCGGTGGCACCAGTTCTTCGCGTACGGCTCATTCGGAAAACGCTTCGTGGGCCGGTTAGGAAAGTGCTCGCTCTGCAAATGTTTCGGATACCTTTACAAGGAAGGGGCCCTTGAAGCAAGAGATAAGCCTGGACTTCGCACCCCGGAGCTATCAACTTAAGCTACTCAACGCCATGCAGGGCGGTTGCCGCATGGCCGTGTGTGTATGGCACCGACGGGCGGGTAAGGACCTTACATCATTCAACTGGACTATCACAGAGGCCATCCGGCAGGCCGGGGTCTACTACATTTTTTACCCGACCTACGCTCAGGGTAAGAAGATTCTCTGGAACGGTATCGACGCGACGGGCCGGAAGTTCATTGACTACGTCCCGAAGGAACTTGAGATCGGTCGTAACGAGACCGACATGGCAATCAAGATAAGGACGCACGATGACCGCGAGTCACTCATCCAAGTCATCGGTACGGACAAGATGGACTCGGTCGTTGGCACGAACCCTCGGGGTTGCGTGTTCTCCGAGTTCGCGTTGCAGAACCCCCGCGGGTGGGATTTGGTACGCCCCATACTCCGCGAGAATCGTGGTTGGGCTATCTTCATCTACACCCCACGAGGTCGTAATCACGGCTGGCGTCTCTACGAGCGAGCCAAGGGGAGGCCGGGATGGTTCACAAGTCTCCTGACAATCAACGACACGATTCGGGACTCCGCGATCGACAAGGTACAGGGCCGTTATTTAGAACGCGTTGTGGACGAGGTCGATCTGGAGGAAGAGCTCGAAACCGGAATGGACCCCGATTTACTCCAGCAGGAGTACTACTGCTCATTCCAGGGTGCCCTTCAGGGAGCGTACTTTGGTCACCTGATCGAACGAGCACGGTTGGATGGCAGGATCGGGAAGATGCCGTGGAACCCAAACAGGGGAGTGATAACCGGGTGGGACATCGGCATCGGGGACGACACGGCGATCTGGTTCGCACAGAGCAAGGGTCTGACCGTGGACCTAATCGACTACCACGTCGCAAGCGGAAAGGGGCTTGACTACTATGTCAAGGTTCTTAAAGAGAAACCGTATGCGTACGACTTGCACGTCCTCCCGCATGACGTGTCAGCCCGTGAATGGATCACCGGAAGAAAACGGGTCGAGGCCATGCGAGAGATGCTTAAGCAGAATTTCGGAGGAAGCCAGCGCGTTAAGGTCGCTAAGAAACTCCCTATCGACGAACAGATCGATCTCACGCGACGGTTCTTCAATCGGTTCAACTTCGACTTTGCTAAAACGGGTCCGGGCATTGACTCGTTAGCGTCCTACACGAAAGAGTGGGACGAGAAGCACGAGACCTGGAAAGATAAGCCGCTCCATAATTGGGCGACCCACGGAGCGTCAGCACTCATGACCCTCGTAATCGGGTACGAGGACACGTCGGGCTCAGGGAAGCCCCGTCAGAAGAAGGCAACTTCTGACTTTGACGAGATGGCCTATGAGAAGGAACGGCCCCGGACCTACCGTTCTGATTTCGACCCAATGAGGGATTAGACATGGGAGCATTAGTGTCAGCTTTCACCGGAGGTGGTGGACCTGACCCAATCGTTATGCCCCCTATGCCGACGCCAAGGCCGCCGACTGCGCCAGCGCGTGAGAAGCGGAAGGCCCGGAGGGGAAAGATTGGGAAGTCAACACAACTGACCGGCCCAGGCGGACTCGGTGATACCAACGTCAAGACGGCTTCCATTCTTGGGGGGTAAATGAGTCACGACATCGCACGCAATCTCGTCAAGAGGCACGACAAGCTCGTCGATCGTCGTCGTCTGTTCGAGAAGGAGTGGACGGACTGTGCGGACTACATCCTCCCGAGGAAGGCGATGGTGCTTCGTGGACTCCAGGCGGGTGCTATTACCACGACCCGGCTGTACTCGTCTACCGCGATCAAGGCGAACGCGGACCTCGCTTCTGCTATGCAGGGTGCCCTGACGAACGCAGCAATCCGCTGGTTCAAACTCAAGTTCCCGTTCGAGGAGCTCAACAACGACCCGGACGCGTCCGCGTGGTTGGAAGATGTCTCGAACCGGATGTTCATATTCATCCAGCAATCTAACTTTGACGCCGAGGTGAACGAAGCCTACCTCGACCTCGGGGCGTTTGGCACGTCCTGTACGTTCCTCGATTGGGACCCGCAGAGTGTCAAGCTCCGGTACAAGACTCTCACGATTGGTGAGTACGCTATTTCGGAAGGACGCGAAGGTCGTGCGAACCTCGTGACTCGTAAGTACGAAATGACCGTGGGGCAGCTACGGAGTCAGTTCGGGGACGACGTGGTCAACCAGGTCGAGCGAATCAAGAAGAACATCGAGATCGGGAACCTGGACTCCAGGCATCCGATCATCCATGTGGTCGGTCCTCGACCCGAGGATAAGCAGGACCCGCGGAAGGCGGACATCGATCCTACCAAGCGACCGTGGGCTGAGTTCTACATTTCAACCGAAGAGAACGCCGCAACCGTCCTCTTCGAGGGTGGGTACCACGAGTTCCCCTGGCTCGTCGCCAGGTGGTCCAAGAACGCCAACGAGGAGTACGGGCGGGGCCCAGGACAGACATCACTCCCCGACGTGAAGACTCTCAACCGTGCCCGTCAGCTTAAGTTCAGGCATTGGTCCAAGATCATCGATCCACCCCTCCTGGCGTTGGAAGAGGGAACCATCGGGGAGATTTCACTCGCGCCGTCCTCATTGAACTTCGTGCGGGAGCTCGACGCTCTCAAGCCAATCGATGTGGGTGGGCAGCCTCAGGTCACACAGATCAACGAGGCAGAGCTTATCCAGGCGATCAAGGAGGTCTTCTTCTCTGACCTAGTAAACTTACCCCCGATTCAGGGGACGCCCATGAGTGCGACCGAGGCGGCCCAACGCTTCGAGCTCATGGAGAGGAAGCTCGGACCCACGGTCGGAAGGCTGAAGTCTGAGCTTCTCCAACCCAACATTGACCGAGTCTTCGGACTCATGCAGCGCGAGGGGTTCATACCCGATCCCCCCGCCTCCGTTATTCAGTTCTTCCAGGGACAGGACTCGGTGGATATGCAGGTCGAGTTCGAGGGTCCATTGGAACGAGCGCAACAGCAGAGTGATCTCGTGGCGGTGGAGAGAGCTTACGGGGCACTTGGCCCCATCGCGACTCTCAGGCCTGAGATTCTCGATGTTCTCGATCATGACGCCCTCGCGGTATTCGCCGCGAAGTCCGCGGGTCTCCCGAACCACTTCATCCTACCTGAGGAGCAGGTAGCGGCTACACGGGAAGCCAAGGCGAAAGCGGAACAGGAAGCCCAACAAGCAGCACTCGCGGCGGAGCAGGGCAAGGCGATGAAGTCCTCTGCCGGTGCCGTCCGCGAACTTTCCCAGGCCGGGGTTGAATTACCCGGCATGGCAGGAGAGGAATAATGCCGGACGAAGACAAGGAACGTGAACTTCTCGAACGCCAGCGCGAGGAACATAAGGATCGGAGACGCCGAGCCTATGACGCCTACAAGACGGTGTTCGGGAACCCGGACTTTGAGGCGGGTCAGATCATCCTTGAAGAGCTCCGTGCAATTTGCTTCGCGGAGAGGACAACTATGGTTCGTTCGCCCATGGGCGGAGGGGACGCGCTTCTCACGGCAGTAAACGAGGGACAGCGCAACATCTGGAACTACATTCTGGTGAAAGTCAGAATCGCGACCAACCCCCACCTCCTAGAGCGAGCGGTAAATCAGGCCCTCACAGAGGAGAAAGAAGATGACTGACGAGCCACAGAATCTACCACCGGTTACACCAGCCCCGGAAGGTGATCCTCCCAAGGATGCACCTCTCACGTTCGAGAGTTTTCGTAAGGCGCTTCCTGAAGACATCAGGGGCGAGAAAGTGTTTGACAGCTTCAAGACCGACCAGGAAGGAATCGCGGACCTCGCGAAGTCCTACGTCCACGGTCAGAAGCTCGTAGGCAAGAAGAAGGAAGAACTGATTCCCGGCGAGAACGCCACCGACGAGGAGCGCGAACAGTTCTACGAACTCATGGGTCGTCCACAGTCTCCCGAAGGCTACGGGCTGACCGACGAGGTTCTGAAGGAAGCGTTCCCCGAGACGGACATGGAGTACATCGGGCGGTTCTCGGGTGTCGCTCACCAGCTTGGTCTGTCACAGGACCAGGTTGAGGGGCTACTCGCATGGCAATCTGAAGAGGTGAACCAGAGCCTTCAGACCATGGCGGTACGGAAGGCTGAGACCATCAACGAGCTTACCGCGGTGTGGGGTGGGGCGACCGATCGACACGTCACCCTCTCACAGCGAGCGGTCCAAGCCCTCGGGGGTGAGGAGCTCGTGAACTTCATGAATCAGTCAGGCGCGGGGAACATCCCCGTCCTGATTAAGACGTTCGCGAAGATCGGAAGCATGATGGCGGAGAAGGGTTTGATCGAGGCTGACATCGAAGGCCTCCCGACCCTGGACGACGCTGCTGCCGAGGCGAACCAGATCGTGGCCGACAAGTCCCACGCATTGAACGAGGCGTACCACGATCCCCAACACCCGAACCACGACTACGCGGTGGACCGGGTCAACAAGCTCTTTGAGGCACGATACACCAACGCATAGGAGGAGAGGATGCGCCGGAGTCTACTGGCACTCATGCTATCCGTGAGCCTGCTCTTTGTTGCAGGCCACTACCAGGCTTCGGCGCACCCTCGACTTGACGCCGCTCGACCAGGGGCGGTTGGGTTCCTGTACTGCATGGATACGCTAAAAGGTAATATCCATTTGTACCTTTGTGCAGGAGACCCCACGGACATTCCCGACCCGGTCGTCCTGGCCGCGATGCTCGAAGGGTTGACCGCGGTATACGACCTCACGGAGGTCTTCGAGGTTGACGCGCTTCTCGTACCCATGCAGAGTACTCAGTCACCAATACCCGGGTTCCGGGGCTTTTACTTCATCCAGAACGGGTACATCATTGTCAAGGCCTCCGAGCCCGACCAGTACAGGCTTGCTTACGTTCTCGGGCACGAGATAGCCCACGGCATCTTAGATCAGGTTAAAGGGCTGCATGGAACTGAACACCACGACCAGTTAGTTTGTCAGGACTCGCTTCGTCCCATCAAGACCCTTATGGACTACCTTGCGGGAGAGAAGCTGGTCTACGACGACGCCAGGGTGACTCAGCGAATATGCGGCATCGAAGGAGCGTAGGTCAAGCTCAGGCCCCTACATCCCTCCTTCAAAACCGGGCCCCGACGAGGGGGAACCCACACAATCCGAAAGTAACTTCATTCCGTTAGAGGAACAGAAATGAGTAACTTAATCACGGTTGCGCGTACGCAGCAGTATTCCGCGAACGTGACCCATCTGTTCCAGCAGCGCGGAGCCAAGCTCCGTGGTCTGTCTCGGATGGAGACTCTCGTGGGTGCGAAGCAGCACTTTTTCGAGCGTCTCGGTCCCACCGCCGCTGTGAAGCGGACCACGCGCCACACCGACACTCCTCTGGTTAATAGCCAGCACTCACGTCGGATGGTCGTGACGGTGGACTACGAGTGGGCCGATCTCGTCGACAGCCAGGACAAGCTGAAGATGATTATCAAGCCCGAGTCCGAGTATGCCATCAACGCTGCCGCTGCTCTTGGCCGAGCGTATGACGACGCGTTCATCGCGGCGTTCTCCGCTTCAGCCCGGACAGGCGAAGATGGGGGCACGCTGGTCACCTTAGGGAACGATGGTGCGACTGACACCGACATCTCAGGCGCGGCTGTTCTTACCACCGCCATCATGAACGCGAAGACAGCCCTGGACAACGGCGACGTTCCCCTAGAGGATCGTTACCTGCTTTGCAAGCCGGAGTTCGTCAACCAGATTCTCGCCAACACGACGGCCCCGGTAACCTCCAACGCAGACTACAACACCATCCGAGCAATCGTTAAGGGTGAGTTAGACACCTGGGTTGGATTCAAGTGGATCACTTCCACACGCCTCCCGCTGGCAGCCAGTACCGACTGGTACAACTTCTGCTGGCAGAAGAACGCGATGGGCATGGCAATCCAGAAAGACTTAAGCGTTCGTATCGACGAGCGTGCCGACAAGTCCTATGCGACCCAGGTCTACGCGTGTGGCTCGTGGGACGGTACACGGATTCAGGGTGAAGGTGTCGTCCGTCTCCGGTTCGACGCTTCACTTTAAGCACCCAACAACGACCTCGACAGGACCGGGTTATGTGGCGGCCCGGACACCCGAACTCACACGACACACATAAAGAGGGATTCACATGACATTCACAGGCAGTCCGTTATCCTCAACGCAGTACGCCGCGCAGATTGCTGCCAAGGCCGAAGCTGCTGACATCAATTCACCGATGCGGTATGCGTACGGCAAGTACACCTGTGCCGAAGCTGGTGTTGGGGAGATCAATATGTTCACGCTGCCAGCCGGTCGGATTCGGTTATACCCGGATTTGTGCTGGCTCATCTCGTCTGACATGAGCGCAAACGCCAACCTCAGTATCGGTCACCGTGCCTACGTGAACGAAGATGGCACAGTCGTTGCCGAGGATGATAACGAATGGCTCGATGACGCAGATTCAGGTGGTGGTGCCCTGGACCACGATCTCGATGACATCATCCTTGTCCCGACCCTGATGAACAGTCAGGCAGGGATCACCGTGTTCGTGACCCTCGATTCAGGTGATGTGGACCTGACCGACACGATCGAGATTTGGTTCGCGTACACTCACGCGTAAGCAGCGAGCAAAAAGGGAAGGTCGGGGGCTTCGGCCCCCGGCCCCTCATTACGTTTCCAAGGAGGTAAAAAATGACATTCACAGGCGATCCGCTTTCCTCGACTCAGTACGCCGCAGAGATTGCTGGCATGAAGGAAGTCGCGGACGATTCACCGATTCGGTACGCGTACGGCACATGGACTTGCGCGGAAGCCGGGGTAGGTGAAGTCAATATGTTCAAGCTCCCCGCTGGTCGGATTCGGATTTACCCTGAACTGTGTTGGCTCGTCATAGGCGATACTGCTCAGGCGACTTGCGATCTTCACATTGGGCATCGTGCCTATGTGAACGAGGATGGTACTACTGTTTCAGAGGACGACAACGAGTGGGCTAATAACCTCGACACAGGAGGTGGTGCCCTAGATCAGAACCTCGATGACGTTGTCACGGCTCCGACGTTGATGAACAGCCAGGACGGGATCATCGTCTACGTGATGTTCGACACCGCAAACGTCGATCTCGCGAGTGTGCTGCACCTCTGGTTCGCGTACACCCACGCGTAAGCGTGACAACAGACTTCCGGGGCGACTTCCCCTGTCGGTCACTTCCCAAGGAGTAAAACACGATGGCATTTACAGGTTCACCAGTTTCTACACCGCAGCACACGCTGGCGTTCACCCCGAGGCAGCTTACTCGGGCCGACGGACGGCGTGTCAACGTCACCCCCTTCAACCACACTCACCTGGTGGGTGCGGGTGACGGGATAGGCGAGCTCAACCTTTGCCGGTTACCGGCAGGGAAGATCACAGTCTACCCCTCACTCTCTCGTATCGTAACGCTCGTGATGAACCCGGTGAATGGTACGGCAATCACACTAGGTTCCGTCGCTGATCCTTGCGTGGTCACGCTCGTCGCGCACGGGTACCTCACAGGGAACACCATCCTCATCGCTGGTGTCGTGGGCGACATGGGTACGACCCTGTTGAACTACAACGCGACACCCGCACCTGGGAACATCACTATCACGAAGCTGACCGCGGATACTTTCAGCGTGGCGAACGCTGCTGGTGATCTCGACTCAAGCGGTTTGACCTACTCCTCAGACGGTACCGCTGCTCGCACGGACGCTACCCTCAGTCTTGGGCTTCGTGCGTACACCTCAGGCCCGAACGGTCTGGTGGTCGCGGAGGATGATGACTTCTTCACAGCAACACTCACCCCGGGCTTGGCCGCTATTGACCAGGCGTGGAGTACCGTGGAGGCTACACAGATCAATTCCGAGGCCGGTGTCGTGCTCTTCGCAGCCATCGAGGTCGGCCCGATCGACGTGGACAACACCGTCAACGGATGGGTTGCCTGGTCGTTCGATAACTAAACCTTGAGAGACCCGGGGGGATTGTCCCCCCGGGCTTTCACCGGATTCTTAACTTTCACCGAACGGTGAAACTCTCAGGGAGAGTGAAAGATGGCAGTAGCCAAGATTGACATAGCCAATCGCGCTCTCGTGAAGCTCGGGGCCGAGCCCCTGACTTCCCTGAGCGAAGACAACGACAGGGCCGTGGCCTTCAACCAGCTATACAATGCGCTCCGCGAGGCCACGCTTGAAGCCTACCCGTGGCGGTTCGCCCTGAAGAGAGCCCAACTCGCGCAGGGTGCGACCGCTCCTACCTGGGGGTGGAACAACGCCTACCCCCTCCCCGCCGATTGCCTCAAAGTAGAAAGTACAGACGACGATGACTACCAATGGACGGTAGAGCAGGGAGAGCTCTACTCGGACCGTAGTGACATGAAGATCGTCTACATCTTCAACGTCACGGACACGAACACCTTCTCCGCGACCTACGTCGAGGCACTCTCGGAGCATCTCGCATCAGAGATGGCTATCGCGGTCACGGGTGAATCAAACCTCAAGCAGTTCCATTGGGAGCTCTACCAACTGAAGATCAAGGAAGCGCGTACCCGGGACTCCCAGGCAGGGAGCCCCAAGAAGTTCCCCACCTCCGACCTGGA